ATCCCCTGCCCTGTTCCCAGATTAACGGTAAAACCTTTATCTTCACGTTCCAACGCCAAAGACAACCGGCGCGCCCTGGTCCATGCTGCGCGCCACGCCTGCCCGCAGATAATCGGGCCGGGCGTCAATGGCGTTCATCTGGGCGATGCTGGCGGCGCTGGCTCGGTTGCGGTTTTGCAGCACGACGTTTTGGCCTGCCGAGTTAAAATTACCCTCAAGCTCGGCCACCTGGCCCACGGGAGGCGTGGGTTCAGCGTGACCGGCGACGTTCGTCCTCCTGTCGGTTGCTGCCGGGCCTGCCTCTTTCGCGGATGTGATAGAGTTTCCCTGTAATCCGGCCCCCTGTTCTGCGGGAGGCGCAGATTCAGCGTGATTGGAAACGCCAGTCCTCCTTTCAGTCACAGCCGGATTGCCATCTTTTCGATAAGCTGTCATCAGCCATTTCTTGTGCTTGCCATCCCAGTCAAGCCGCACCGCTGCCCTGCTATCTTGTGATTCGAGCACGGCGCGATTCTTTCCAGACCGCGCCTCGTTTTTCTTCAGCCCGGCGATGAATCCCTGCAAGTCATTCAGCACTTCCGGGTGTTTCTTGATGAGCTTGGCCACGCCGAAGCCGTCCTCGTAATCTTTTTCCGCTGTTCCCTCGCGTCCCCAGATCAGATCAATGTCGCCGACTTCCGGGTGGTGCAACGCGGCTTCAGCTTCGCCGGTACGCTGCTGCATCAAATGCGCAATGTGTGTAAACCGGGCCAAAGACGCTATCGGCTGATTTGCCGGGCGCGTTTTGCACGGATGCATCCGCCTGCCTGCTTTCTTCCGCCTCGGTCAGTGCCGCTACTTGCCCGGCCAGACGGTCACGCTCAATGATTTGTGCCGTGTCCAGCGGCTGCATGCCCGCCAGCACCTCAAGCTCGGCCAGCCTACGGGTGGCGGCGGCAAGTTCGGACGATGGTGATGGACTTGCTGGGTTATTTGCTACACTACGCGCATCCCCCTGAAGCGTTTCGGACGTAGGACGAAGGGTCTTCTCGATGGAGGCAGCAGAAGTCGTCAGGGGGTACTTCCTCATACTTTGCAGCGCAAGCGTACCGCGTTTGGTACGTATTTCCTCAAGATAAAGTGTCGTACCATCATTCATTTTTTTCATATGGACGATGAGATCGCGACCTATGGAGTTTTTCAGGCCGTAGGACGTTTTGTCTGGCGCAGCCAAAATGTCAGGGATGCTTTCTAAGTCTGCATCCGTAATGGCAACTTGACCACGCGCCTGTTCGACCTTGGCATTGCCGTGATTTTTCATCGTGTGCCGAAGTGCGCTGCCATCAATAACGTGCCTGTAACCGGCGATGTCCAGCCCATGTTTGGCTGCATCAGCCACTTGCGCATCGCCGACGGGCATTAATTCGTAGCTGTCGGTATGCTGCCTGCTACCCCTGACCGCAGAAATTGCACGCTGTATAGTTTGCCTGGCACGCGCCATCAGCGACGGCATATCGCTATCGGATAGCGTCGTATACGGCTGCCTTGCCTGCCCCTCGTCATCGACTGGCAGCGGCGCTGCGTCACCTTGCGCCCGCCCATCTCTTTGTGCTGCCTCTGCCGTCGTGCCAGCCACTGGCGCACTGTGCGCTGCCGCTTGCCGGTTCACGCGCTGCTGGTTTCTGCCCGCCGCCACGCCCGCCGCACCCGCAAACGGCGCGGTGGCCAGTACCGTCTCCACTGCCGTGCGTCCCAAATCCCGCGTGAGCGGCCTGTCATCAAAGCGGCCCGCCTGCCAGTTGGTTGCAACCTGCGGCAATACCTCCTCGCCCAACTCGCCCGCAAATTCCGCTGCCGCGCCACGCAAACCAGCATTGAGCGCGCCACGCCCCGAGCGCCAATTCCAGCCCCGTTGCCCCTGACAACGCGCCGGTTACGGCACCCACGCCTGCGGCCCAGCGCGAGCGTTCCAGCGCTGCCTGCCGGGCTTGCGCCTGCGTGTACCCGGCGTCGATGGCCGCCTGGCCGATGTCCGCATAGGCATCGCCGCGCGCCCCGCCTGCGTTTAAGGCCGCATTGACCCCGCCTGCCGCAATGGTCGCGTGGGTCGCCGCCCGTGCCGCAGTCGCCCCGCGCGCCAGACTTGCGGCCTGCGCCGCCCTGGCCGCGCCCACCGCCGGGATGACGCTGGCGGCATTGGTCACGCCCAGCCGTGCAATCAGCGCCGGGTCGGACGCATAGGCTTTCACCGTCTCCCAGGCCTGCGCCCAGGCGCGGTCAGGATTGGCCTGCTCGATTCTTTCGTTCGCGCGCGCGATGCGGTTTTTCATCGGCGCGCTTTGCCGGTCGTGCCAGTCTTGCGCCAAATCGTTAAACCAGCGCGCCAAGCCAGAGTTGGGCGCAACAAGGTTGGGAATCGCCCCGCCGATATTAGCCGCGCCTTCCATGGCCTGCACGCCAGTGTCGCTCGCCGCCTGCAACCAGCTACGGTCATAGCTGTGGTCAGCAGCGGAGGCTGGCGGCGCTTCGGACGCTTCAAAATCCGCCAGCGTCACCGGGCGGCCCAGCCGGGCCTGCATGTCCCGCAAATACGCCTGCCCGGCTGCCCGCACATCGGGATTGTCAAAATCTACGTACCGCATCGCCGCCTGCTCCCAACAAGTCAAACCGTCATGGGGTGCGAGCATGACAAAAACGGTACGGTGTTCGCACTGTCCGTACCATTTTTGTCATGCTGGCGGGTATGGCTATCTCACTTGATCTCAATACCGTTTACCTGACTCGCCGCCACGGCGACATGCAGGCCGTCTACACCTGGGTCAACGGCGAGCGCGCGCTGGTGCTGATACCGCGTCTGCGAGCGCGTGCGCCGTGGTACGTGGTGATGGATTCTGCCGCGTACCGCTACGACGACCCGGCGTATCTGGCGCGCCAGTGCGTGCGCGCCTGCGAGGTGCTGGGAATCGAGCCGTCGCGCGCCAATTGGGTGCGGATTGCCACCATCATCCACGAGGGGTTGCCGGATTTGCTGCGCATGCCCGCTGCCCCGTCAGACAGTGATAGCGGCGTATCGGCAGGCTGTGTGCGGGTGCGCGCGGGCGCGCAGACGGTGGCCGAACATGACATCGTATTGCCCCGTGCGGCAGGAGCGAGCTATGGTTGAGGACACGCTGGCGATGCCCGAGCCGCAGTACCGCCACGAGAGTGACGACGGCCAGCACCGGGGGAATCCGGTAATGCCCGGGCCGGTGCGCAATCTGGATAGCGATGCGGCACGCGCAGTACTGAAAAAATGCCTGAACTGGTGGCGTCACGAACTGGACGTACAGCGGGAAAACCGCCAGCAGATGATGGTCGATGCGGATTTTTACGACAACATCCAGTGGGACGAGAAGGACATCGCCATCCTGCGCGAGCGCGGCCAGATGGCGCTGGTGTTCAACGAAATCGCACCGATGGTCGATTGGCTCATCGGCACCGAGCGCAGGGCTCGCGTGGACTGGAAGGTGCTGCCCCGGTCAGAGGATGGCGTCGCGATGGCCGACATCAAGACGCGGGTGCTGAAATACGTGGCGGACAACAACCGGGTGAGCTTTAACCGCTCACACGCCTTTGCCGATGCGGTCAAGGTAGGGGTGGGCTGGCTCGATGACGGCGTGAGGAACGACCCGACGCAAGACATCGTGTATTCGCGCTACGAAGACTGGAAAAATGTGTTGTGGGATTCGGCGGCCATCGAGCCGGATTTGTCGGACGCGCGCTACATTTTCCGCACCCGCTGGGTCGATGAGGACGTGGCGCATACGATGTACCCGGAGCGCGCACACCTCATCCGCGCTGAGCACAGCGCCGGTGGGCTGTTTGACGACGAAGTGGGTAACGATGCGGAACGGGCGCGCGAGGAGGTCAGCCAGAGCGCTGCGGGCAACAGTCCCGGCCAGCGCCGCCGTGTGCGCTTAATCGAGTGCCAGTTCCGCATGCCTGCGCACGTCAAGGTGATAGCCGCCGGTCCCCATAAGGGGCAGTTCGTGGAACCGTGGGACGTGGCGCTGGGCGACATGCTGGCGCGCGATGCAGGCTCGGTCATCGAGCGGGTGATGATGCGCATGCACGTGGCTGTGTTTACCGAATCGCACCTGCTGGCGCTGGGGCCGTCGCCGATGCGGCACAACCGCTTTAGCCTCACGCCCGTATGGTGCTACCGCCGTTCGCGCGACCGCCAGCCCTACGGCGTGGTGCGGCGGGTGCGCGATTTGCAGCAGGACCTGAACAAACGGGTCTCCCGCGCGCAGTTTCTGCTCTCGACCAACCAAATCATCATGCAGGAAGGCGCGGTCAAGGACATCAACGAGGCTCGCGAAGAGGTCAGCCAGCCCGACGGCGTGGTAATCGTGCAGCCCAACAAGTCGTTTGACATCCGGCGCGATTCGGAAATGGGTAACGGCCAGATTCAGTTTATGACGATGAACGCGCAGGCCATCCAGAAGGTTGCAGGTGTCGGCAACGACAATCTGGGCCGCCAGTCCAACGCGATTAGTGGCGAGGCCATCAAGGCGCGGCAGATTCAGGGTAGCGTGGTGACGACCGAGCCGTTCGACAACCTGCGTCTGGCGGTGCAGATTCAGGGCGAAAAGCAGCTCTCGCTCATCGAGCAGTGGTACACCGAAGAAAAAGTGGTGCGCCTGACCGGCGTGAAGGGAGCCATCGAGTGGACAAAAATCAATACGCCCGAGTTGCAGCCAGACGGCTCGGTGCGGTTTTTGAATGACATTACCGCGACACTGGCCGATTTTGTGGTGAGCGAGCAGGATTACACCGGCACGCTGCGCCAGGCGATGTTTGACAGCATCAACGAAATGGCCGCACGCCTGCCGCCGGAACTGGCGCTGCGGCTGCTGGCCATGGGGATGGAATATTCGGACCTGCCGAACAAGGACGAATTTGCCCGCGAGATGCGTGCGCTCATCGGCATGCCCGAGCCGAACGAGGACGCCCGCGCACAAGCGCAAGCCCAACAGCAAGCCCAGGCCGAAGCCGAAGCCGAACGACAGGCCCAAGCCGAACACATGCAGCAGCAGGCGCAGCAAGCAGCACTGGCCGGGCAACTGGCCAAGGCGCGCGAAACCCACGCGCGGGCGCAGAAACTGGAAATCGAAGCCGATGGACTGGCACGCATAACCGCCATGGCCGGGCCATAGCCAAGCGGGGCCGTTCGTACCATTTTTGTCACACTGCCCCCATCAAAGCGAAAGCCCCGCTGGCTCGCAACCGGCGGGGCTTTCTGGATTCACCCCTTGAGACAAGCAAGGAATGAAAAATGCAGCATCCTGATTATAGCGCCATAGGAAAAGTGATGGAGTTGATAGACGAGTCGCCACGTTTGCACCGACTGGCCTGGGCGTTGGTACTGATTGGGCTGCTGTTTGGTGCTGCCGCTGTTATCAGCGCCATCCGCTGGTGGTAACGCACCGTGTTATCAGCGAGGCCGCAACTGCACCATAACGTCCAGCCCCAAGACACGAGCGGCGGCTTCAATTTGCTCGAACCGGGACGCATGGCGCAAATTGAACAAGCGCTCTATTTGCGGCAGATGCCAGCCTAGGCGGCGCGCCAGTTCGGTTTTTTTTATGTCTTGCTCCAGCATCCGCTGATATACGCCCAGCTTGGCGCATTCGAGCGCCGCAGGGCGCACGGTTTTTTGCCCTTTTTTGGGCTTGCTGGCGACCGGCAAGGGCTTTCTGGCGTCAACGTAAAAAGACAGCCCCGTCTCCAGCGCATCGACTGCCTGCATCAGCGCTTCGTCTTCGGTGTCGCCAAAGGTCACTGCTTCGGGAACGTCAGGAAACGTCACCAGCAGCGTGCCGTTGCTCTCTGGTGTCAACACCACGGGATAGTCAAACATGGCGGTTCCTCTCGTTTGTGCGGCATCCATCATTTCAGTCCCAGATCCCGTTTGATTTTGGCTTCCAGTCCCTTGCCGATTTCCTTCGTGCCGTGCATAGGCAAGACGGACACTTTATCGGCCAGCACAACTTTCAGATGCGAGCCTTTGCCCTGCGTGAAGGTTGCGCCTTGCAAGGCAAGCCACTTTTTGAATTGCTTTGAGTTCATGCACAAGCATAACACTAGTGTTCAGTTTCAGGCCCGGCCACGCATGACCAGCCAACCATTTCCGGCTTCCCGCAGTTCGTACCATTTTTGTCAATATGCCCCCATCAAAGCGAAAGCCCCGCTGGCTCGCAACCGGCGGGGCTTTCTGGATTCATTCCTTAGCGCAATTAAGGAGCAATCGTTGGAAAAGTATACCTCGAAACATTCAGTCAACGTGAGCGGAAAGATGAGTGAAACCGATGCGGGCATTGTTGGAAAACTGTACGCGGCAGCCGCTGTGATAGCTGCCTTGGCCGCTTTGCTATGGACCATCCGCTGGTGGTAGTGTCTTGCGCCAGTCAGGCGGCTATTGCCAGGCGCTCGATGACAGGCTGCTCGCGCTGCTCGGACTGCCAAACGTCGTAATCAGCCTGCACGGCCAGCCAAGTTCTGGCGCGGCCAATCCCGGCGCGCTCCAGGCGCACCGCCAAATCGGCACTGACCGGCGCGCGGCCATGCAAGACCCGCGACACATGCTCGCGCGCATAACCCAAATGCCGCGCCAGCGCGGTTATTGACATATTCAGGGCGGGCAGCACATCTTCGCGCAACGTCTCGCCGGGGTGGGGGGGGTTAAACATCGCCATCGTGACGCCTCCAATTCAGTGATAGTCCAGATAATCAACCAGTTCAACGTCGCTTCCGACAAAGCGAAATATCACGCGCCAATTGCCACTGACGGCAATTGACCAGAATCCGGCCAACGTGCCTTTCAACGGATGCAGCCGCCAGCCGGGCAAATCTACATCGTTCGGGGCGGCGGCGCGTTCTAGAAACGACAGAATGCGCGCCAGTCTTGCGGCGTGTTCGGCCCGGATGCCTCGGGTATTGCCAGTCTCGAAAAACACCCGCAGCCCTTTGTGTTGAAAACTCATAATCATGGACCATGATTGTGACATAACAAATCACAACCCTCAAATACACGACCCCGCCGCAGTCCGTACCATTTTTGTCAATATGCCCCCAGGCAGGCGATTCGGGCGCGGGTTCTGGATAGCCGTTTTCTTGTTTTTCATCTCGGGAGTCACCC